GTATATTATAACATAAGAATGGGAAATAGTGCGAGCTGGAGGATAGCTCCTATTTCCTCAAGGCGCTCCCCCCGTATGCCTTTCCGGGGGTTGAGCGCCAATTTTTTATCAAGGTATAAGTCTTGATGCAAGGAGATCGACATGGCTGCTAGAGGACAGGCTGCAAGCAGATTGAACGAGCAGCGCAGAAAGCGTAAGGAAGAGGAGGAGAGGAAGAAGAAGGAGGAAGGTTCCTCTGCCCCGACATCCAGCAGAGCAACGACTCGGCGAAGAGAACTTGCTCAGCGTGGTAAGGGTGACAGTTCTTCCGGTGCCTCCAATGGCTCTTCTGGTGGCGTTGCTGGTAGGTCGCGCGGAACGGGCGCTAGGGGCTCTGGTCCGTCTAGTCGAAGGCCGGGTAATCCCAGAGCTGCACGCGCTTCTCGCGCTAGTGGCCCTGAGGAAACGGGCGGGTTCAGAAAAGCAACTGCCGCAGACGTAGGCAGTGGCTCTGCCGCTCCGAGACTTCCCGCTTCAGGAAGTTCTGGACAGACATTTTCTCAGGCTTTTGCTGCTGCACGAAAGGCGCAAGGGCCGGGCGGCACATTCACTTGGAACGGAAAGAAATACACTACCGATAGGGCTGACGACAAAACTACCAGTAAAGCTAGCAACGGATCGAATATGCCTGAAAAGCCGAAGAGACCCGTAACGAGGGGCAGGAAGGTCGGCATGAACTCCCCCGAGATGAGGGAGTATCGGAAGAAGCTTTCGGCTTACAGAAAGGCTCAGGAAGCAAGGTCGAAGAAGTCTGCTGGCGGCAGGGTGATGATGAAGAAGGCTGCTGCCAAGAAGGCTGCTGCCAAGAAGGCTGCTAAAAAGAAGGCCGCCAAGAAGAAGGCTGCGCGCAGACCGTGATAGAGGGACTACAGCCCGAGATAGCGGCTGTTCTCCCTCACCTGCACAAGCTCAGCGATGAGGAAAAGCAGGAAGTTCTAGATATCGTTAACAAGCTAGAGGAGATTCAAAAGTATAAGAAAGCTAGGGAAAACTTTATGGACTTTGTGGCTATCGTATGGCCTTCGTTCATAGAGGGATCTCACCACAGGATTATGGGCGAGGCATTTCAAAATGTCGTTATGGGCGATGATAAAAGACTTATCATCAATATGGCACCCAGACACACCAAATCCGAGTTTGCTTCTTATCTTTTACCCGCTTGGTTCTTGGGAAACTTTCCAGAAAAGAAAGTTATTCAGACTGCCCATACCGCAGAACTCGCTGTTGGATTCGGTCGAAAGGTTAGAAATCTTTTCGACACGGTAGAGTTTAAAAAGATCTTTCCGGGCGTAGCCCTGAGGTCAGACTCTAAGGCAGCAGGAAGATGGGCAACCAGTCATGGGGGCGAGTACTTCGCCATTGGCGTTGGTGGTGCGGTGACTGGTAAGGGTGCTGATCTTTTAATTATTGATGATCCGCATTCTGAACAGGAAGCGCAGATGGGTGACCCATCCGTCTTTGATCGAGTGTACGAATGGTACACATCAGGCCCTCGCCAGAGACTTCAGCCCGGAGGAAGGATCATTCAAGTTGCAACCAGATGGTCCCAGAGGGACCTAACTGGTCAGCTATTGAAAAACTCAGCAGAGCGAACTGGATCTGATGAGTGGAATGTTATTGAGTTCCCAGCCATACTCCCCTCGGGAAATCCACTATGGCCGGAGTTCTGGTCAAAGGAAGAGCTTGAGAAGGTTCGCTCAGAGCTGCCAGCCTCTAAGTGGTCTGCTCAGTACCAGCAAGATCCATCGGCAGATGAGTCTGCGATTATTAAAAGAGAATGGTGGAGATCATGGGAAGGGTCGGAACCTCCCCCCTGCGAGTTTGTAATCCAGTCATGGGATACCGCGTTCCTTAAAACGGAAAGAGCAGATTACTCTGCATGTACCACATGGGGAGTTTTCTATAGCGATGACAACTATGACGGTCGGCTAAAGCCAAATTTAATTTTGTTAAATGCCTTTCAGGAAAGGATGGAGTTTCCAGAGTTAAAGCAAACTGCTTTTGAGCATTATCAAATTTGGCAACCAGATGCGTGCATTGTTGAAGCTAAGGCAGCAGGTTCGCCATTGATATTTGAGCTTAGGCAAATGGGGATTCCGGTAAGTGAATATGTGCCGTCAAGAGGTCGAGACAAGATTGCAAGAGTTAACTCAGTATCTGATCTCTTCGCCTCTGGGGTTATATGGGCTCCGAACACATGGTTCGCTGAAGAAGTCATTGAGCAATTTGCGGGATTTCCCGGCGCGGCTGCTCATGACGACCTTGTTGATTCTTCAACACAAGCGATATTAAGATTTAGACAAGGCGGCTTTATACCGATTGATAGCGATGAAGATCTTGTTTATGAACCTAAAAGAGCTTACTCACCGTACTAGGTAAAAATGGCAATAGAACCTTCATTAAATATGAATACACCTCTTCTTTCGCTTCAGGAGATTTCTGAGCCGGAAGAAATTTCTATTGAAATAGAAAACCCTGATTCAGTTGTTGTAGAGACTGAAGATGGTGGGATGCTTATAGATTTTGATCCTGAGTCAATGGAAGGCTTAGCTCCTGATTTTGACTCTAATCTTGCAGAGTTTATGGATGATGGAGAGTTGAGATCTTTAGCAAAGGAACTCATGTCTCTTGCTAGATCGGATAAAGAATCTAGAAAAGATTGGGAAGAAACATACATAAAGGGTTTAGAGCAGCTAGGGATGAAGATCGAAGATAGATCTACCCCTTGGCCGGGAGCTTGCGGCGTTCAGCATCCCGTACTTTCAGAAGCTGTTGTGAGGTTCCAAGCTCAAACTATTACTGAGATATTTCCAAATGACGGACCTGTAAAGGTGAAGATGTTTGGAAAGATGACAGATGAAAAAGAAAAGCAAGCATACAGAGTCAAGGAGTATATGAACTACTTGATTACTGAAGAAATGCCTGAGTACAGATCCGAAACGGAAAAGATGCTTTTTAATTTAGCTCTTGCTGGGTCTGCTTTCAGAAAGGTTTATTGGGATCCGGCAATGGGCCGACCCTGTTCAATGTTTATTCCCGCAGAAGATCTTTTAGTTGCATACGGATCTCCGTCTTTAGAAATGGCTGAGCGTGTCACGCACGTCATGAAGAAGACTCCGAATGAGATAAGAAAGCTTCAGGCTGCTGGATTTTATAGAGATGTAGAGCTTTCTTCCGATGGATTTGAAGAAGACGATATTCAAGAAAAGTACGACGACCTCACAGGGGATTCACCTTCTTATTCGAGTGATGACAGACATCTTCTATACGAGATGCATATCGACTGGGATCTCGACAGCCTTGACGACATGGACGATCAGGACGTTTCGAGAGTTGCACTCCCTTATGTCATCACTGTTGACGCTAGTAACTCCGAGATTCTTTCCATTCGACGAAACTGGATTGAGAGTGATTCTAGAAAGCTTCGCCGTAACCACTTTGTTCACTATGAGTATCTTCCTGGGATGGGCTTTTATGGGTTTGGTTTAATCCATCTCATTGGCGGCATTGCCAAGTCTGCAACATCTCTTCTTAGACAGCTCGTTGATGCAGGCACGTTAGCAAACTTACCCGGTGGACTTAAGGCCAGAGGATTAAGAATCAAGGGTGATGACTCTCCCATAATGCCTGGAGAGTTTAGAGATGTCGATGTTCCCGGTGGTTCCATTAGGGATAACATCACGTTTCTTCCGTACAAAGAGCCCTCGAATGTTCTCAATCAGCTTCTTCAGAACATTGTTGAAGAGGGTAGGCGATTTGCTTCTATTACCGACATGAAAATTTCCGATATGAATCAGCAAGCCCCCGTGGGCACAACGCTGGCGATTATAGAAAGATCCATGAAAGTGATGAATGCAATACAGGCAAGAGTTCATTACGCGATGAAAAAGGAGTTCAAGATTCTTTCCAACATCGTGAAAGATTACATGCCTCCCGACTACGAATGGGAAGTAGACGGGGGCGATGTGATGAGATCAAACGATTTCGATGGAAGAATCGACGTTATCCCCGTTAGCGACCCCAACTCCTCTACGATGGCTCAGAGGATTATGCAATACCAAGCAGCTTTACAATTAGCTTCAACTGCGCCTCAGCTTTACAATTTATCCGAATTACACCGCCAGATGCTTGACGTTTTAGGGATTCAAGGGGCAGAAGACATCGTACCGACGGACAGCGACGTAGAGCCGATAGATCCCGTTTCGGAAAATATGAACATCCTCAAGACTGATCCGGTTAAAGCTTTTGCATGGCAGGATCATGATGCCCACATACAAGTTCATCTTGATGCCTCCAAGGATCCAAAGATGCTTGAAATTGTCCAGAACTCTCCGAAGTCTGGACAGATCGAAGCCGCCCTAGCCGCCCATGTGATTGA